CATCAGCCTCGTAAATGTTACGCGCTTACGCCTTATTATTATGTGACAAAACCTCAAAGAATTACGCGAATATGCGCTTTGTCCTTCAGATCATCGTTCTTCCTTTTTTGCTATACCTTAGAACCTTACTGAGAATCAGAGAGCTGTCAGAGAACGAAGATGCAACAAAAGCAATCTTCGAGTTCTTTAGAAATCTGGCAACAGCGTTGGCGTTGGTTGCCACAGGGATGTGGCTCATTAATCATTCGGACAATGACCAATGGTTTCACACCACGCTGCGGACGATTTGCGGATACAGTATCTTGCTCGTCGCCGGCTCGCTACATTTGCTGCTACTTAACAACGCGACCCACCGCCTCACCAAAGCTGGTATGTCGAAAATGCGCGCCATGACAATAGTGACCGTAAGCATCGTGCTCGGGATTTTTGGCGTTGTGGACTACCTTACGTTCAAGTAGGCCGCAGAATCTCAGCCAGATCGGTGCGCAGGCGCTTTTCCCGCCGAACGCTGCCAGCCTCTCGGGATAATTTGGCGTGACCTACGTCACTTCGCCTGGGAGTACATTTCCTCGACGGGATAAAGTTGCAGCATCGCGCGTGCGGCCTCGGCGTTCGACGTCGTCAACCACTCTTCCCAATCGTCGGGCCGCAGGATCACCACTGACCGCTTTTCGTCCGCCGGCTTGTGCATGCGCGACATCAGCGGGTGGTCGTCGGCGTTGACGGTAAGCATCGCCATCGCATTAACGTCCGAGCCGTCCCGACGACGCAGCGTTTGCCAGATGCCGGCGACGCACATTGTCGGGCGATCGATTACGCCGATACGCTGCCATACGCATGGCCCGAGCACCCATTTACCATCGCTGCCTTGATAGGCGTCCGGATAGGATGGCTCGACGACGAACTTGGCCGGGATCAGGCAGCGCCGACCGGCCCGCCAAGTGGGTCCGAAATATCGGGATTCTGCAGCATTATCGTCACGCACGTTCATCACGGTCCGCATGATGTCCGGCTTCTCGCCGGCCGCCTTCGCGGCTTCAATCCGCTCCTTCTGAATCGCACGCGGCACAAAACCGAAGCTGGCGATCAGCGGTCGCACCTGCCCATCGATGCTCGCAACGATCGGCGCGTCGTAGTCCTGGTAAATCTCGGGCTTCCACGGCGTCCAGCGGTACAGGTCGCGGAAGCTGTCAATCTTGAGCTCGCTTAGGCCCGGATCCTCGCCAGGCGCGACGTAGTTCGTGCACATAGCCGTCCCCAATTTTCGATCTTGACGGCCCCATCTTACTCCGGGATACACTGTGTTTTTATACAGTGTTTCTGCCGTGATCAAGCCACAGTGGGCCTACATCTGGGAGTACGGATTCCAAGGCGAGAAGAATCGCCTGAGGACCCCGATCGAGCTCACGAAACGTGAATTTGAGTTCTGGATCGACAAGGACCCGCGGTCGGCGTTCCTCGGTACATCCGCACCGATCGAGGCGACCAGGATCGATCGCAACCGGGTTCCTCTGACGGATCCACGATTCAAGCTGCGCCCGGAGGTGCCTGATTTTGACGCACCGACCGACGCCGAGTTGCGCGACCTGTGGCGCGAGTACACCGACCTTCAGGTGCGGTGGCTGATCCTCGAAATACGCGCGCTGAGGAAGTCACTCGAGCGCATCGAGGATTGGTACATCTACACCGACAAGAACGTCGCGAACAAAGGCGACCTTGCCGGCGCGCAGGGCCAGTTGCATCGGCTGATGCATCTGCTGCGCGCGGAGATGCGGCGGGCCGGGATGCGGTAGTGCGGGGCTTTAAGGGACTCGGCTATTTCGCGACGGGTCTGACCTAGCGGCGCACCTGTGGCATTCTGGACGCTCGTCGCACTGGAGATCGACATGCGCACGATTCAGGAAGAATTCAGCGATTCCGACGACGACTGGTTCGGCTTCGCCTCGGCGCAAGACCGGAAGGACGGGCATTCGCTGCGGGCGTACCTCCTGCGTTACGCGGACCGCATCCCGGAACACCATGTCGTCGTCAACGTCGAACTCGTACTACGCACGGAGTACCCGCCTCGCGGCGTCCGTCCGCCGTACCTGAGCGTCGTCCACTTCGATCCGGGACACTCGACCGACTTGCCGCTCACATGGAAGCGTAATATCGAGAATCTCAACTTCGACCATACGATCACGTATGTCGAATGCGGATACGATATTTTCGACGCGTTCAGCGACGCGAAAATGGACCTGACGCCGCGCGGCTTCTACATTGAACCGCTCAACTAGCCCCCCGCGCGGTGAGTCTCCTCGCAAGTCCGCACGCTAGATAGACGCTCCACAATCGCGATCGGATTCCTTCAATTCGCCCGTACCTACAAAGATGAATTCGAGCAACGAGAGAGGACGAATGCCGATGAACGAGACGGTCGCACTTATCGTAGACCCTGATTTCAGCGCTCGTATTCCAGAAGTGGTCGCAAGAGTTCGGCACACTTGGGTCGTTGCCACTCCTGCGAATGTTGCCGTTGCCGAGCAAATCTGGAAAGCATCGCCGAACTCGCCGGGGCTCAACACGCAAGGCGGCGTTACCACATTCATTCAATATGGGACGGATCGGGAAAGCTGGTGCAGCGCAATCCTGGATTCGGTTGACACTCACCACAATTCCTACACTGGCGATCCTGGCTATTCGATCTTGGAGGTCTATGGAATACCGCCTACCAGCCGACTGCAGTCGGTGCTGGTCGAACTCGGATTCTCGGTTTTTACAGCGATGGACTATGGCTTTTGTGCCCGTAAAATCCAGCCTGATTAACGGAGACGGAGTGACGATGCTGGCGCGATGATTCACGCCAGCATCGTCAGTTAGAACAGACCAACCGGCTGAGCCGCATCATCCCAACTGAAGATAATCAACTCGTTTCGCTCGACGCCCCTCCCACCGCCAACCGTGTATTGAATCGGCACGGTTTCGATGTGAAAGCCGTCGAACACGCGCCGAATGGCGGGATGGTCATTGAGGCTCACGATCGCGCGCCCTTTGATTGATCGCAGGCGTTGCGCCATCTTCTCGTACTCGGCGAACGGGAACGCCACGCCATAACCTTCCGTCTCGTAATACGGTGGGTCCAAGTAAAACAGCGTATGGGGTCGATCATATCGATCCATGCACGCGGCCCAGTCCAGCCGCTCGATATACGCGTTCGCGAGCCGCAAGTGAGCCGCTGACAACTCTTCTTCAATCCGCAGCAGATTCAGGCCCGGCGGATGTTCGGTCCGCGTCCCAAACGTCTGCCCCTCCAACTTCCCGCCAAAGCAACTTTTCTGCAGATAGTAGAACCGGGCCGCACGCTGGATATCGGTGAGTGTTTCCGGGATCGTTTGCTTCAGCCATTCGAACACCTGCCGACTCGTCAACGCCCATTTGAACTGACGCACGAACTCCTCCAGGTGATGCTGCACGACGCGATAGAGGTTGACCAGCTCACCGTTCACATCGTTGATGACCTCGACCTTGGCCGGCGGTCGGAGAAAGTACAGCGCAGCCCCGCCCGCGAACACTTCGACATAGCAGTCGTGCGCCGGGAAACGCGGGATGAGATGGTCTGCAAGACGGCGCTTGCCGCCGATCCAAGGAATGATGGGATTTGCCATTGTGAAAGCCGATTTTGAACTTGGTGTAGAATCCGGCCCGCCTACCGGTAGGTAGCAGGGCCTTGGCCGATTCACTGGCGTAGACAGTGGAAAGGCGACCGGGAAGCGTGTTGCTGCACGCTCTCCGGTCGCCCTGTTTCTTTCGAGACCGCCCGGCCTCGATCGCCGCGCTACTGCGGCAGATTGGATTGCGCGTCGCCGATCAACGCGTCATAACTGCGCTCGCACTGCTGGCCGGCGATGCCCCGCTCGTCAGCGATCTTCGCCAGCTCTCCCGCGCGCTCGTCAGACCGGCCGAACACGTCGGCAAGCAGATCGAGGGCGTCTCCGGCTGCCGGGCTTCCGGCCGGAGCGCTGGCACGCCGGACGTCGGCAACGAGCACTGCGACCTGCTTGCGCAGGCCGTCAGCAGCAGCATCGGCAGTAGCGGCATCAGCGACCGCCTGATCACGTTTCTTTGCAGCATCGGTTGCGATCCCCTCTTGTGCCGCCAGCTGGCGGCGAATCTCGTTTCGTTCGTTCCGAAGGTCATCGATCTGCCTCGCCTGATCCGCAACCTTCGCGGACTGGTCGGCATCACGATGACCCTTGAAGTACCCGCAGGCCGAGCCGGCTATGACGCCGGCCACGACGAGCAGCCAGATACGCGGATCGATCCACGTCATGCGATTACCTCCCCGCCGGCCGCGCGATACGCGGCCAGCAAATGCTCGATGTCGTTCTCATGCTGGCCGTAGCCGGCCCCCGGCAAACTGGCCCATACGTTCGACACCTTGGCGATGGCTTCACGAAACCGTCCCGCGTCGATCAACGGCAATGCGCCGTGCTCGCGCAGTTGCTGCAACGCGTACCGGTCCTGCGATACTGGCCCGAAGTCGGGTAGCTTCATCTGTGCCTGATAGATCCGCCACCAGCGCGTGAGGATCTGGTAACGGCCGGCCGCCGTCGACGGCACACGGATTTGCCGGTTGAGCACATTCGGATGCGACGCGTAGCTGGAGAACAGCAGCGGACGCGATGCCGTCGATCCAACCAGCACGTTGTAGCCGTTGTCCGACTTCGCCAGCAGCGGCGAGCCGATCTCGCTTACAGCGATGGCGTCGAGAAACGCGACGCGGTTCTTTCCGCCTGCGGCGGACACACTGATTCGAGCCATCGTCACTTCTCCCCAAACACACGCTTCGCGTGCCGACGCAGCAGCACTTCGAGGTACTGCGACCCGACAATGCCGAGCGCACTACCGAGCCCGAGCAGCGCGATCGGCGGCAGATCCGGGATCTGCAGCAGTGCGAGCCCCGCCACCATCGACGTCGCCGATCCCAATACGGCACGGCCGGCAACGAGCCGGAACGTCAAATGTTCGTTACCCACCAACACCTTGGCGACGCCAATCAAACCGCCCATGATGATCAGCTCCAGAATGGTCTTTTCATGGTCTTGCATCGGTTCCCCTTGCCCGATAAAAAGAAAGGCCGCTCCGGTTGTCCCGTGAGCGGCCTTCAAATAACAGTGCGCGGCGTTACTTCGGCGCCGGCACCACCAGATCGATCTTCTTGCCCTTCTTCTTCCCGTGCCCGACCTTCGCTTTCCCCTTGTTCCCTCCGTTCAACGTGACGACCGTGATCCACCCGCGCGATGCGAACGTGTGCTCGACCGACTCGATCAGAAACTCGCCATCCACACCCTTCTTGAATCCCTTCAGCGCAATCGTCTTCTCGGCCGACAGATCGGCGCGGCCGCGCATCGTCAGCCGGCTCGTCGACGTGTGCCGGTTGAGCGTCGCCATGCGCGACTTCGCACCAGCCTTCGCCGCTTCAGGGCTGGCGAATGCGTGACGTTCGGTATGCACCGCGGACGCACCTGGCGGGGCATCCGGGTTCGGGATGGTCAGGTCGATCTTCTTTCCCGTCTTGCGGTCATGCACCTTCGTGCGCACGGCCGCGAAGCTCGCGCGATCCGGGAAGTTGATGTCGTAATCGAGCAGATCGCCCGGCGTGAGCGTGACGATCGGCAGCGGCTTGCCGCTCGCGCTCTTGCCGCCCCCGCGTGGCAGGACGATCAGCTTGCCGGCCTTGACCGTCGCCGTCGCGCCGTACTGCCGAGCCACACGCGTGATGAAGTGCAGATCGCTCTCGCCGAACTGGTCAATGCGTGGCACGACGACGTCGACGTCGCACGCGGCCGACCACTTGTTACGACGCGCGACGTCACCGACGATGTCGGCCAGCTTCGCGTTCGACCAGCTCCCGTATCGCTGCGTCTTCGACGTCGCGCGCATGTTCGCTGGCTTCCCCCGGATCACGACGCTGGCCGGCGGCCCGCGCAGTCCGACCTCGTCGACCGCGTACTCGCCTAGCATCGACAACCCCTGCCCCTCCCATCCGATCGACACCTTCAACGTCGCGCCCTTCGGCGGGAATTCGATGCGGCCGTCGCGATCGTCGAGCGTGATCGTGCACTCGTCGGCGTCTAGACCGGGTTTGTCGATCGCCCGGATCTCCAGCACGCGGTCCTGAATCACCTTCGTCACGTCCGAGCCGTTCGCGACCACCTGAAAAATCGCTTCCATCGCCCCTCGCTATGTCCAGAGCTGGACCGACTCGACACGCGGCGCATCGAGATCCGGCATCAGGATCTCGACGCCGGCCGGAAACGGCTGCGGTCGATTCGCCAGCCCCGGATTCGCGTCGTAGACGGCCTCGACGGTGCCCTGCAGCGTCCCGTAGTACCGATAGCAGAGCGTGTCGAGCACGTCGCCGTCAGACGTTCTTAAAGTCTTCGCCATAGCGGCCGAACTCCACCGAAAAAGTTTGCTTGCGCGGCAAGCCATCCGCGAGCAGTGCGTCCTGCTCCTCCTCGATCGCCTGCAACAGCCAGCGACCAAGCACTTCGCCGTCGCCCGTCGTGAGCTGCACGGGCTTCATCCGGCCGCCGATCGCACGCAGCCGGGTGATCTGCTTCGTGCCGGCACCGAGCGACGGGAAGACGACGCCCGACAGCGTGATCGTCTCGCCCCCCTCGCTGACCGGCTGCAGCGCCTCCTGACGATTCAGCCGCTCCTGAGACGCGACGCGATACCGTGTCGCGCGTCGTAGCTTGTCGTGAGCTGCCGTCGACAGGTTGAAGTGGAACGCGTCGCCTGCATCCGTCGTCATCGTCATCAGGTGCGGCGTGCTCGACGACGCCCCGTCGACCAGCCCCGACAGCATCGAGCCGACGCCCGTCGACTTGATCACATCCATCACCGCCGAGTCCTTCAGACCGACCGCCGCGTTGAACTGATTCCATGCCCCGCCCAATGCAGACTTGACGCTGTCAGCGGCAGCCCGCACAAGGGGGAAATTCGATCCGTCGACGGCCTTCAAAATCGAGCCGATCGACGCCTGCGTCGCGTTGAAGCTGCGCATGACCGCGCCGACCTGCGGAAACAGATCTCGTGCGCCCACTCGAGAATGCGCTTGAGCGACTTCGAGCTTGGCGAGATGGATCGCCGCATGGCGTGCTTGACGCAATCCGCGGTCGTGGAGGCGATCACGTATGACCCGCCGCGCGTGAAAGTCCGTGTCGGCGATTGGGTAAGCGACTGGCTCAAATGGCAGGCCGGTGCCGCAGGCAAGGTTCGGCATTGGCGTCCGCCGTCCGTTGACGAAGAGGTCGCCCTGTGGGCACCGTCCGGCGATCTCGCGGGCGCGTTCGTCGCACCCGGCTACTACACGGAGCAGCACGGGGGGGCCGGGCGGTCGAGTCCTGACGAAACCGCGACCGACTTCCCGGACGGCGCATTCGAGCAGTACAACCATGCGAGCCATGAATACGTGCTGTCGGTACCGGCCGGTGGTCGGATCGTGTTCCGCATCGGTGGGACGGAGTTCGAGCTGAAGGCGGACGGTGCAACGCTGCGCAGCGCGAGGCTGCTGGCTGATGTTCCTGACGCAACGTTCACCGGCAACACGACGACGGAACAACTGCTGACCTTCAACGGCGGCATGCAGGGTAAGCCGGGCAACGACGGCGGTGTAGCGATGAAGATCGCGGGCGGTGCTGAATACACCGACGACGTCGTCGCGGCTGGCAAGTCGGTTAGCAAGCACAGCCACCGCGAACAGGGAGATGGTGAACTTGTGAGTTCACCGATATAGCAATTGGTCGCCGCAGACTATTTCGTGAGTGCCTGAAATGCAAGTGATGCACCCATTGAGAGGGCCATGGAAACACCTTTCTTGACTGCATCGGCTGCGCCACTTTTTACGTTCGACGCGAGGTACTCGCCTAGAGATTTGTCCAGTGTCAGCGACGCCGGTGTTGCCTTAAGTACCTCAAGACCCTTTGATGATAGTGCGACAAAGCGTCCCGGATGTCCTCGGCCGTTGTCGAGCATGTGAATGTACCCTGCTGAATAGAGCCATTCGACGGTGTCATAAAAAAACTGTACCTCTGCTTGGTTCACAAGGACGACTTGACCGAAGTCGCCTGTTCCAGGAACAGTTTCACTATCTTCGATTCCGAATTCTCGCGGAACGAGATTGGTCTTCACTGGGAAGTGTTGATACAGGTACGCAAAGATGCGGGCTACGAGATCGTCAAACTTTTCAATGTTTTCCATTATTTTTTAGGTGAAGTGGATCGTCGATATTGCGAAGCCATATTACCTGTCATTTTGAAAGTGCGGCCCCGCCATCGAGCGGGGCTTTCTTTTGGGAGATTCGCAGATGTCGAAAGGCACACAGCAAAGCGGGGCGGCGGCTCGCCGGCCGCTACAGCGGCGATGACGTTGTATTTGAGGTGACGATATGACCGTGATCGATCTTTCCGCGCTTGATCCGCCGGATCTCGTCGAAACGCTCGACTTCGAGGAGCTGTACCAGCGCAAGCTGGAACACTTCAAGAGCATCTATCCGGATTGGACAGCGGCGCTCGAATCCGATCCAGTCGTCAAGGTGTTGGAGCTGGCCGCGTACGACGAAGTCGGATATCGGGCGCGAGTCAACGATGCGGGTCGCGCGGTGTTGCTGGCGTACGCGACGGGCGCGGATCTCGAACACCTTGCAGCGCTCTGGAACCTGAAGAAGGAGATCGTCGATCCGGGCGACCCTGAAGCGCATCCGCCGATTCCTGTCACGTACGAGCGCGACGAGCGATTGCGACTGCGTACACAGATGGGGATCGAGCGCGCGTCGACGGCCGGGCCGGCCGGCTCGTATCGATCGCTCGCGATGGACGCGTCGGCGGACGTCGCGGACGTGCGTGTCGACCATCCTGAGCCGGGTGTCGTGCGCGTGGTCGTGAAGTCAGCTTCGAACGGCGGGATCGCGAGCGCTGCATTGCTCGACACAGTGCGTCGCGCGCTTTCACCGGAAGATCGTCGACCGCTCAACGACACGTTGCTGGTCGTCGCTGCACGGCCGGTCAATTACGCGATCGTCGCCGACGTGTACATCGGTCGCGGGCCTGATCCCGGCGTGGTGCTCACTGCCCGCAAAGCGGATCTCGATATCGCGATAGCGGCGGGCGAAGCGCTGCGTGTCATCGGCATGTCTGATCCCGACATGACTCCCGAATTCTCAGCGGCCACCGCCAAGGGTGAACGCCCCGATTTGTCGGATGTGCTGACGGCCATCGGGCATAAGCAACGGATCGCGTCGAATCGGGCGCTGCTCGACGCCGCATTCCCGACTTACAAGGCGAAGCTCGCTCTTGGCCATGCGGCCACATGGCCGTTCCCGACTGGAGCCGCAAATTGACCCCGCGCCCGGCCCTTTCTACCCCACGTCCGCTGCCGCGAAAGCGGGAACACGCGAAGAAGCGCCCGGCGCTCGCACTGGCAAGCGTCGACGGTACGTCGACGCAGTCGAACAGCAGCGGGCTCACGCCCGCAACAACGATCCAGAACAACGATGCGCCGCTCACGCGTCGAAAAGCAATCCAGACGAACGAAGCCTTGGCGGACGCCCGCCAAGGCAGGCTCGCGCGATTCGACGCCCTTCGCATCGAGATCCGCGCGTTGATCACCGAGATCTCGCACGCAGCCGACGTCGAGCTGCTGGACCTGATGGCGGACGAGATCGGATCGTTCGTTCGCCACAAAGCCGCGCAAGACGCGCGCACTTGGGCCGCGACCGCCACGATCACGCTTGAAACCGGGCTCATGCAACTCGCCCGCGCGACTCAGCCCGTCATCGAATAA